ATGTTAGACAGACTAGCTAAGTATATGGAGGTAACTCCTATAGAACATGGTAGAGATGGTAATATGAACTCTATGATAAATGCTGCTGCTAAATTTGAACAGATTAGACAATCTTATAAAGGTGCATATACAGATATGAGAAATGAACAAGAGAGTTCAGTGCGTGGTGGGGCTGGATTAGCATATGATCAATTATAAATAAAACAATAAATATGAAAAATCAAATTGTAGTACCAGTAGGTATGAAACTATTAATAAAAGAAATTAAACCAGAAACTAAAACTAAGTCAGGATTGTATTTGCCTCAAGTAGCTTTAAAACAAACTTTTCAAGGTACAGTTGTAGGAAGAGGAGATGAGGTTACAGAAATAGAAATAGGTGATACAGTTCAATATGCAGATCATGCTATGCCTACACCAATGAAACATAATGGTGAAGAACATTTACTATTGCAATTGGGAGATGTATATGCTATTATAAGATATGAGTAGGATTATACCTACATATCAAGATGGTGAATGGAGCACTACTGAGTTTAAAACTGACAATGACTTTAGAGAATATCTTGAACTTATATTTAAAGAACCAGGACAATATGATTTTACTGATCTTGCTTTAAAGTTTAATGAGCAAGCTAGAATTTTTAATTTAGAAGGATACTATTGTAATTCACCTTTTAGGTCTAAGGATTTTACAGCATACTGGGAAGATCAAAAGAACAAATGTAGAACAGGTGTATTGTATAAAGAAGGTGATAAAGCCTGGTATCTAACAAGAGATTATTATATGTGGCTTAATTTCTTACCCATTTTTGATAAAGAAGAAAAACATTATGGTTTTGCTAAAGTAAGAGATGCACAATATCATATGGCATTATATGAATTGATTGCTGAGTTAAACAATCAACATGTTGCTATACTCAAAAAAAGACAGATTGCTTCATCTTATTTTCATATGGGTAAAATTATAAATCAATATTGGTTTGAAGAAGGATCAATATGTAAGATAGGTGCATCATTAAAGGACTACATCAATGATAAAGGTTCATGGAAATTTTTAGAAGAATATAAAACTTTTTTGAATGAGCATACTGCATGGTACAGACCTAGCAATCCTGAAAAGGTTTTGTTATGGCAACAACAGATTGAAGTCAAAGTAAATAACAGAAAAACATCAAGGGGTCTAAAATCAAAGATACAAGGAGCATCATTTGAAAAGAATGCAACTACTGGCGTAGGTGGTCCGTGTACTTATTTCTTTCATGAGGAGGCTGGGATAGCCAAGAACATGATGCAAACATATGAGTATTTACGTCCTGCTATGTCTTCAGGTATGATGACTACTGGTCAGTTTATTGCAGCAGGATCTGTAGGGGATTTAGAACAATGTAATCCTTTAAAAGATATGATAATGAATCCAGGAGCTAATGATATATATGCTGTAGAAACTAATCTGATGGATGCTGATGGAACAATTGGAATGGCAGGATTATTTATTCCTGAACAATGGTCTATGCCACCATACATTGATGAGTATGGTAATTCACAAATAGAAGAAGCTATACAAGCAATTAAGATGGAAAGGGAAAGATGGAAGAATGAATTAAATGGTGAACAATTTCAATTAAGAATATCTCAGAAACCTTTAAATATTGCAGAAGCTTTTGCATATAGAAAAGAATCTGTATTTCCTCAAGGTATATTAAGTAAACAATTAAAGAAGATTGAAGAAAAAGAATATCCTTATGAACTAATTAAATTAGATAGAGATGAGACAGGGATTATTGCTTCTAGAACAAGCAAACTTCCTATATCACAATTTCCAGTAAATAAGAAACAAACTGATAAAACTGGTACTGTAGTTGTTTGGGAAAGACCAGCTAAAAAAAGACCAGACTTTGGGGCATACTATGCTTCTATTGACCCTGTATCAGAAGGTAAAACAACTACATCAGATTCATTGTGTAGTATATTTGTTTATAAAAATGCAATAGAAGTAACAAGAACATTAGCAGGAGGAGATGTAGAACAGTTTATAGAAAAAGATAAAGTTGTAGCTGCATGGTGTGGTAGATTTGATGATATAAATAAAACTCATGAAAGATTAGAAATGATTATAGAATGGTATAATGCTTGGACTATTGTAGAGAACAATATATCATTATTCATTCAACATATGATAGCAAGAAAAAAACAAAGATATTTAGTTCCTAAACAACAGATATTATTTTTAAAAGATCTTGGATCTAATAAAACAGTATATCAAGAATATGGTTGGAAAAATACAGGTACATTATTTAAAAGTCACTTAATATCTTATGCAATAGAATTTTTAAGAGAAGTAATAGATGAAGAAACTGACAAAGAAGGAAACGTAATGACACAGACATTAGGTATAGAAAGAATCCCAGATCCTATGCTTTTAAAAGAAATGCAAGCCTATCACCCTGGACTTAACGTGGATAGAATGGTTGCATTTGGTGCATTGATTGCATTTGTTAAAATACAACAGTCTAACAGAGGATATACTAAAAGACGTGAATCAGAGGATAATTCCTTGGTAAATTCAGAAAAAATAAGTAAATTAAAGTATAGCCCGTTTAAGAATCTTGGACGTAGTAAAAGAAGTAATAATTCTAGAATTAGGAGATCTGGCTTTAAAAATTATAAATAGATGAGAGTATTAAATGCAATGCAACTTAAGAATGGGGCCAAGGCAGAAGCTGGACCTACGTTTTCTAGTTTGACACAACCTGTTCAATTTTTACCATATAAGAAAAAAGATGATGATTGGGCTGCATGGAATTTAGACTGGCTAGAACTTCAAGGTATAGAGTTTTTACGTATAAACTCTAGAAGATTATTGAAGAACTATAAACTTGCAAAAGGTGTTATAGATAAAACAGATTACATTGTTGAACCTGACAATGAATATAAAGACATGATGGACGTTCTTACTAAAGAGAATGACTCTGCTTTAGAACTAAAGTTTTATCCTATTGTTCCTAATGTAATTAATGTATTAACTGGAGAATTTGCTAAGAGATATTCTAAAGTACAATTTAGAGCTGTAGATGATGCATCTTATAATGAGATGTTAGAACAAAAAAGGTTTCAAATTGAAGAAGCATTACTTTCTCAAGCAGAAGCAAACTTAGTACGTAGGATGATAGAGATGGGAATGGATCCTGCTTCTGAGGAAGCTCAGCAACAAATGTCTCCTGAAGGATTAAAATCTTTACCAGAAATAGAAGACTTTTTTAGTAAGTCATATAGAAGTATGGTAGAAGAATGGGCATCTCACCAACTTGCAGTAGATGATGAAAGATTTAAAATGCAAGAACTTGAAGAAAGAGGGTTCAGAGATATGCTTATTGCAGATAGAGAATTTTGGCATTTCCGTATGCTTGAAGATGATTATGATGTAGAGCTATGGAATCCTGTATTAACTTTTTATCAAAAATCTCCAGATCAAAGATATATTGCTGATTCAAACTATGCAGGTAAAGTAGATTTAATGACTGTATCTGATGTAGTAGATAGATATGGATACTTAATGGATAATAAACAACTTGAATCACTACAGAAAATATATCCAGCAAGATCTGCACAATATCAAGTAAATGGTTATCAAAATGATGGGGCATACTATGATGCAACTAGATCACATGAGTGGAATACTAATGCACCTGGTTTAGCATACAGACAATATACAAGTAACTATTGGAATGATCCAGCAAACGGTGGTGATATACTTAGTGAAATCTTAGATGAGAATGAAGATATTTCTTCATGGGGTGAAGGAAACTTAATGAGAGTATCTACAATATATTGGAAAACACAAAGAAAGGTGGGTCATTTAACTAAGATAGAAGATGATGGTGAAGTAACACAAGAAATAGTTGATGAAACATTTAGAATAACAAAAAAACCAATTTTTGATACATCAATTTTTAAAAATAAAAGTAAAGAAAATTTATTACAAGGGGAATTTGTAGAATGGATATGGATAAATGAAGTATGGGGTGGTGTAAAAGTTGGTCCAAATTTACCAGCTATGTGGAGATCTACAATGGGTGATAACATAAACCCTATATATTTAGGAATTAATAGAACTAAACCTGGTAGATTACCTTTTCAATTTAAAGGTAACAATACACTTTATGGATGTAAACTTCCTGTAGAAGGAAGAGTATTTTCAGATAGGAATACCAGATCAACTTCATTAGTAGATTTAATGAAGGCATATCAAGTTGGGTACAATATGGTTAATAACCAAATTGCAGACATTCTAATAGATGAATTAGGAACAGTAATCATGTTTGATCAAAATGCTTTACCACGTCACTCAATGGGAGAAGATTGGGGTAAAAATAATTATTCAAAAGCATGGGTAGCAATGAAAGATTTTCAAATGTTACCATTAGATACTTCAATTACTAATACTGAGAATGCCACCAACTTCAATCATTACCAAACTCTAAACATGGAGCAAACAAGCAGATTGATGTCAAGAATTCAATTAGCTAATTATTTTAAGCAACAATGTTTTGATGCCATAGGAATCAACCCACAACGTCTAGGAGGAGCTGTATCAGCTCAAACGGCTACTGGGGTAGTTCAGGCTATGCAACAATCATACGCTCAAACAGAGATGTATTTTGTACAGCATTCAGACCATCTAATGCCTAGAGTCCATCAAATGAGAACTGACTTGGCTCAATACTATTATAGTACTAACCCAAGTTTAAGATTACAATACATATCTACGGAGGCTGAAAAAGTTAATTTTCAGATAAATGGTACTGAATTATTATTAAGAGACTTTAATGTATTTGCAACAACTAAGACTAATCACAGAGCTATCTTAGAAAATTTAAAGCAAATGGCATTAACTAATAATACTACAGGAGCAAGTATATATGAATTAGGTAATATTGTTAAAGCAGATTCAATTGCTGAGGTATCTGACATATTAAAAGACTCAGAGATAAGAATACAAAAGCAAAGAGAACAAGATATGCAACAGCAACGTCAGATGCAAGAACAACAAATACAAGCTAAGCAACAAGAAGAACAACAAAAGCTACAAGTTGAAATGTCAGAAAATGAAAAAGATAGACAGAATGATATTACATTAGCAGAAATTAGATCAGCAGGTTATGGATCTATGGTTGATATAAATCAAAATCAACAATCTGATTATCAGGATGCTATGAAAGAGATAAGAGAAACAACTCAATACCGTGAGCAAATGAATATGAAGCGTGAAGAAAATGCTTCTAAATCATCTATGGAAAATAGTAGATTGTCTGTTGAAAGAGAAAAAATTGCTGCATCTAAACAAATTGCTGACACAAAACTGCAAATTGCTAAAGAAAACAAAAATAAGTATGATTCTCAAAAAAAGGAAGATAAAAAATAAGCGTTAGCTATATACTGCAATTTATTTTCACTTTTCTAAAAATTTTTTAAGTTTAACATGCCAATATATTATAAAAGATTTCTTATATTATATATGTAAGAAGTATTAATATTAAAACCAACAAATATTATGAGTGCAACAGAAACACAAACTGTGAAAAGTAAAGTAGAACAAGTAGATATAAATTTAGATGAAATATTCAACGCTGCTCCAAGTGGTGCTGATATGATTCAAGATGATAAAACTAAACCAAAAAACATTTTTTCTGGTTTAACTGAAAAAGCTGACATGTCTTTTGCTGATCCAGACACTACTGATGTAGATGATCTAGATGCTAAAGTAGAAGAAAGTAAAGCTGAAGATGTAGTAGAAGCTACAGAAGAAAAACAAGAAGAAGTAAAAGCTGAGGCAAAACCTGAAGAAGCAAATGATATATTAGATTCTTTAGATAATGTTGATGAAGAAGTAGAAGAAAAGAAACAAGAGAAAAGAGGTAGAAAAACAATTAGTGGTATATCAGATGTATTTAGTAAATTAATTAAGGAAGATAAAATTGTTCCTTTTGATGATGATAAAGCATTAGAAGAATATTCTGCTAAAGATTGGGAAGAGCTTATTCAAGCAAACCTAGAAGAAAAAGCTAATCAAGTAAGGCGTGAAACACCTAAACAGTTTTTTCAAAGCTTACCTCAAGAATTACAAATTGCTGCTAAATATGTAGCAGATGGTGGTAAAGATTTAAAAGGAATGTTTGCTACACTATCTCAAGTAGAACAACATAAAGACTTAGATATTAAAAAAGCAGGAGATCAAGAAAAGATTATTACTGAATATTTAAGTGCAACAGGTTATGGTACTGCAGAAGATATACAAGAAGAAATAGAAATATGGAAAGATTTAGGAAAGTTAGAAACACAAGCTTCTAAGTTTAAACCTAAATTGGATAAGATGCAAGAAAAAGTTGTTGCACAAAAACTCCAAGAACAAGAGTTAAAGAAGAAGCAACAAGAAAATGCATCACAAGAATACATGAAAAATGTATATGAAACATTAAAAGAAGGAAAGTTAGGAGATATTAAAGTAGATAGAAAGACTCAAGCTATGTTATATAATGGCTTAGTACAACCTAATTATCCTTCAGTAAGTGGTACCAATACAAATTTACTTGGTCACTTATTAGAAAAATATCAATTTGTTGAGCCTAACTATGGTTTGATTTCTGAGGCATTGTGGTTATTACAAGACCCAGAAGCTTATAAAGCAAAGATCATGGATAAAGGAGCACAAAAAAGTGTTGAGAAAACGGTCAGAAAATTAAAGAGTGAACAATCTAACGCAGGAGGTGCATCATTAGGAGTTCAGTCTAGAGATGAGGAAAGTAAAAGATCTTCTAAAAGAAAGATCCAAAGACCAACCAACATATTTAAAAGAATTTAATTAAGTAAATTAAATATAAACTGTAAAAACAATTATTAACTAAACAATCAAAATTATGGCAACTCCAGTTTTAAATAATGGGATTTTCCTACGTGATACAAGCTACAAAGCAAGTTCACATGTTGATTCTTATCACCTTACACAGATGCTTGGTAACCCTGAGCCTATGGATATGGGACCAATTGATTTATGGGCTATGACCCAAAAGGTAGAAATGCCTTTATATCAAATGGCTTCATTCGGTGGAAAGAATACAATCATGGTGGATAACGCTAGAGGTGAGTACAAGTGGCAAACTCCTATTGCTCAAGATCTTCCGTACATTGTTGCGGATATTGAACCAGCTAACGCTTCAAAAGGTGTAGATGGAACTTTATTTAGGGTCAAAATTAACAAAAGAACTTTTGGACATGGTGACATTATTACTTATGATAAGTATAATGGACTAGAACTTTACATCACTGCGGATGATATTATCCCAGCAGGTGACGGTTTTGTATACACTGTTCAATTAGTTAACAACAACAACACAGCTTTCTTGGATAACAAGTATTTAGCTAAAGGTACTAAATTCTTCAGAAAAGGTTCTGCAAGAGGTGAGTACGGAGAAAGATTCTCTGACATTGAAACTGGTTCTGGTTTCCGTGAATTCTACAACTTTGTAGGAGGAGCAGAAGCACATGTTCACTATTCAATTTCTTCAAGAGCAGATTTAATGATCAAAGGCGGATTAAACGCTGATGGTACTGTACCTGTTACTGAGATATGGAGAAACTTCAACACAGATCCAAACAATCCATCAGTACCTAGTATTGAAGGACTTGTTGCAAATATGGGTAAAGCAGGTGCTAGAGAAGCATTTGAGAATGGAACTCTAACAAGAACTTTCATTACAAATATGGAAGCAGCTCACTTATCTAAAATTGCAA